TCCAGCATTTTGTCCTAATGCTACGATACTAAGCCCATTAGATGTTTTTCCATACACAGTACCCAAAGTAGTCGGGGTAGCGGCAGATGCGGACACCGCTGCCCATGTAGGTGCAACCCCAGCACCAGCCGATGTCAGCACCTGACCAGATGTACCAGCGGACGAGCCGCCCATCTGCATATCACCCCAGAACCTGTTGCTGGTAATGGATGAGTTGCCGTGCGTGAATTCGTTGCTAACAGAACCCGAAGATAAACTAGAACCATATCCAATACAAATATTATTTGATCCGGTAATAATAGCACTATTACCCGCTTGATTCCCAACCAAGATATTATTATCTCCAGTTGTGACGTTAAGACCAGCACTATAGCCCAAAGTGGTATTACCACTGCCGGTAGTATTGCCATAAAAAGATTGCGAGCCAATTGCAGTATTTCTAATTGCAGTTGTAGAATTATTTCCGGCATTAGCACCTATATAGGAATTATTACCGCCACTAGTATTTGAATAGCCTGCTTGAACACCAACAAATGAATTGTATTGTCCTGTATTGGAATTACCTGCCTGATAACCTAAAAATGCAATATAAGGAGAACTACCGCTAGTATTCGCATAAACAGTACCCAGCGCAGTCGGAGTGGCGGCAGATACTGATGCTGTTGAAGCAATCGAAATAGAACCAGCACCGTTGGTAATAGATATGCCTGTTCCAGCGGTCAATGTGGTACGGGTAAAGCCTGTGCCGTTACCAATATTTAAAGCGCCGTTTGCAGGGGTTGTGGTCAGCCCTGTGCCGCCGTTTGCGACGGGAAGTGCCGTGCCAGAGTAGGTAATGGCAAGCGTACCGCTTGTGGTGATAGGCGAACCTGCAACTGACAAGAAAGCAGGAACAGAAGCGGCTACGCTTGAAACAGTTCCAGAAGATGAGGCGTTGGATGCCAACAACTTGACCGTGCCTGCGCTATTCTTGAAGTACAGTTTTTCGTCAAGGGTATTGAGCGCCAACTCGCCAGCAACAAGATTGCCAGCAGACGGCGCTGCCGCCGCAGTTGGGCTGTAGTAAAGCGATATGGGTGTGTAGTTTGTCTGAGCCATAAATTTTCCTTAGAAAGTTCCACCAGCAACACCGTAAATTGTGCCAGTTCCGCCGTTTGCTATTGGAAGGATACCCGTCACCCCGGTTGTCAGGGGCAGTCCTGTTGCGTTTGTCAGCGTGCCGCTGCTTGGCGTACCCAGAGCGCCGTTAAAAACCACGGGCGCACCAGCAGAACCGACAGCAATCGCAAGGGCCGTTGCTATGCCTGTGCCTAAACCTGATACACCCGTACTGATTGGCAAACCTGTTGTGTTTGTCAAAGTACCGCTTGATGGTGTACCCAGTGCGCCACCATTGACTACGAATGCCCCTGCCGTGCCTGTATTGACCCCTAGAGCCGTCACAACGCCAGTGCCAGTAGTCACGGTGCTTGGAGCAACTCCAGCGCCTCCACCGACCATTAAAGCGTTGGACGCCAATAGCGCAGATGTGGCCCAAGTGCTTGTGCTTGTGAAGTAGGGTACACCACCGCTTGTCCCGGCAACCGTCAACGCCAAGGTTCCGCTGGTCGTAATTGGTGAGCCAGCGACCGAAATCAAGCCGCCCGTGAATGACTGGGCAACGCTGGTTACCGTACCCGTACCTGCTGCCGACCAAGAGCCATCACCACGCCAAAACGTGGAAGAAGTTGCACCAGTCCCGCCGTTCAAATTGGTGACCGGAAGGTTTCCTGTGACACCTGTGGTTAAGGGTAGACCAGTCGCGTTGGTCAGCGTCACGCTTGTCGGCGTGCCTAGTACCGGTGTGACTAGGGTGGGGCTATTAGAAAGCACAACATTTGTCGTTCCTGTAGATGTCGTGACTCCCGTACCACCATTGGCAACGTTCAAAGTACCAGCTAGGGTGATTGCGCCTGCTGTCCCAGTGCTTGGCGTAAGCCCGGTTGTGCCTGCGCTGAATGTTGTGACACCCCCAGCCGCACCACTTGAAGCCAGAGTAATCCGACCTTGCTGGTCAACTGTGATGTTTGCGTTTGTATAAGCACCCGGCGTAACAGCCGTATCCGCAAGAGAAATAGTTCCTGTAGAGGTGATTGGGCCACCCGTGAGGCCAGTTCCTGTGGCAATAGAAGTGACTCCGGAACCGGAGGCAAATGCAGTCCAAGCGCCGTTGTAGCCCTCAAACAAGCCCGTCGAAGAGTTGTAGCGGAAGTTCCCTAGCGTAGATGTCCCACGTTGACCCGTTGTTCCGGCTGGCACAACAACACCCCCGGTGCCGGGAATTACGGGGTCAGTGGCCAAAGAAACCGTTGGGTTGCCGCTTACCCCAGTGCCGTTTGCAACGCCAATTTGGTTGGCGGTGCCTGTGATGGTTGCGGAGGTGATAGCGCCACCAGTTGAAAGAGCAACAAGGCCGTTAAAACTAGCGTTGGCAAAATTCAAAACTTGACCGCTTAAAGCAACGGTCGGGTCACCAGATACGCCAGAACCGTTGGAAATTGACAGCCCATTGCCGCTAACGGCTATAGAACGGTTTGTAATGGCCGTAGAAGACGTTTTTACTTGGAACCCAGTGCTGGAGTTCACTAAGGACAACAAAGCGCCTGTGGTCGTTATATTGAAGACCCCTTGCGCCCCGCCGTCAGTCACCGTCAAGCCATTGGTTGCCCCTACATATCGACTGTTTGCCAACTGAGGTGTTTGGTTGACCGTCAAATAGGTGTATGTCTGAACGGGTGAGCCAGCAAGTGCCGCAGTCGTCGTCTGGACTGTCACCCCATTTTGGACAATAGGAACCGCTTCCGTACCCGTAATGGCACCGGCCGATGGCAATTGGAGGATGGTTACTTGTGCGGACATTATGTGCTCGTGTTGTCTGGCGGGTTTGGTGCAATAGTGTCCCTGTTCCCGGTAGATGTTGGAGTCTGGGTATTACCCTCAGTCGAGATCTGATACACGCTAGTTTCTCCGCCCGTGATCAAATAGTTGTCGCCGGCACCAATTGGTAGATCAGGGCGTGGAAACCGAATTGTTATTCTTTCGGTTTTGCGAGCCGGCAGGCGGTAGGGGTCAAGCTCATCTGCACAGCCTTCGTTGCACACTCTGAGACCCGGTAAGTTGGGGTCGTTGCGCATCACAGCATGCGGGCGCTTCATCTTGCAGCGATCGCATATTGCAATTGCAATGTCAGAGTATCCGAGGGTGTCAAGAAAGATGGCCACAGGTCACCTTGTATACGGGGAAATATTCGGAGCAAAGTAAATCGGCGACCGATCCCGCTCCTCTTCCTCGGCCATGGCAAGGTACTTTGCCGCCTGACCCTCTAGGTACTGAATGCGGCCCATGTCCACGCCGGGAAGCTCAAGGCTCATCCGGTGAGCCAGCATCATCACCACGGCCTCGTACCAGCGCTGTGGGACCTCTAGCTCGCCGTACAGGTCGCCCACGTCCATTATCTGGCGCGAGTACCAAACAACCATCTGGTAGAAGGCGTTCTGGGGCGTTGGCCAAAGCACGATCTCGCTCTGCGGAATGGTTCGGTTGAACCAAAACTGAAACGGCTGGTTAGCTGTAAAGTTCTTGTTGGGCAGGTTGGTGTAGTCGTCTCGGTTCAAACGCGACATGGTGATCTCGGTGCTGTTGTTGCCAAAATACAACTCACGCAGGCTCAAAATGGTCCCGCTGTAGGCCCGGATGCGGTAGTACGGCACGGTCTGGCCATTGACAATGTCGGTCCAGATCCACTCGTTGTCAACCACGGTAATGGACCCAAGATCAACCAAGGTTGCCCAAGTCACGTTGTCAAGCGAGTATTCAAGGATGAATGATTTTGTGCCGCTGGAGGCCGGCAGGAACCCAATGGAGCCAATAAAAATTGGGTTGGACGGGCCAAAGTTGACAGCGATGTTGCCGTTAGCCGAGGTCTGGGTGCAGACCGTGTCCACGTCACCGTCATAGACGTTGCCAACTGTTCCGCCGGCCGAAGTTGTGTAGCTGCCGTCAGGACGGTTCATCCAGCGGTACAGGGCATTGAGAACGTCATTACCCCCCAAAGGAAGCAGGTAGGTTGCGCGGTCAGGCGAGAAGCCGTAGACCTTTTTGCTGATGGCCCAATACTGGATGCCAATGTTGATCAGATTGGACAATAGGAAAAACAACGACTCGCGGGAGCTTAAGACCTGCTCGGATGTCAGCTCTTCGGCCAGCTTGCCGCAGCGACGTGCGCCGTGATCAATCAGCGTTTGGACCGTTATGACGGTTGTACCTACAGATCCTGAGTACGCCATATCAGCACTTCCATCTGTTTAAGGCTGCCGCTTTGCGTGTTGGCTTGCCTTTTTCATCTTTCATCGGCCCCGGCATGCCCGACATGCGTGCGCAAAATGAATCTTTGCGTGCGCCACCTTGGGGCTGTGGTGCCTTCAAGTTGCTGCCGGTTGCCGCATTGTATTTTGCCCTACCTTTAGCGGTCAACCCAGCGCCCTTGCTGACTGGCAGCTTCTCGCCACGGCCGACCGCAAGAGACGGGCCGCCAGCCTTCAATTTTTTATCTGAAAACAGCTTTTCAACCATGTTCAGCCGTTGAGGTTTGGTCGTCACATCGTTGATGATCTTGACCCTCTCAGGCTTGCTTTTGGACGGCTCGTAAAACCCAGCCTTCTTCAAAGATTTGGCTACGGATAAGTTGTTTTTTGACATGGTCAGAACCTGTACTTAGCTGTTTTCTGCACAATCTTTTTTGGCTGCGCTACGAACTGTTTGCCTGCGGCTTTTCCTGCTCGCTTGGCTTTGGTCGTCGCAGCGTACTCAGCAGGGCTGAGGCTTTTAATTGCAGCTTTTGGAAGGTATCGCTCACCAGTCTCAGAAGATTTTTTACCACTTTTGGTTCCCCAGTCTTGTTTGCCCCAATCGCTTAGGGATTTCTGTGGCGCTTTAATCACGATAACCGCCACCTGCGGCCTTATACCGCTTGGCCACAAGCTGCGCTTTTCTGGCGCTCCATTGTCCTGCGCCCGTGCCTTGCGTGGCTTCAGACTTGACTGCTGACACAATACGCTTTCTAAGCTCTGGCTTAGTGTAATTGCCAGCAGCGTTTACGCCACCACCATCAGCCATTCGTTTATCAGCGCGGGCAAACTCTTTGCCAACCTTTTGAGGGATGCCCACCTTCTTGGCGAACGCCGGGTTGTGTGCGACCGCCGTCATCAAACGATGTTGTGAGGGTGACTTGCTTGGCATGATTAACCCAGAGGATTGACGTAATGCTTTTGCATTTCAAGAATCACGGTGTATGCATCTCCAGCAGAACCATCAAGAGTTGTGAAGGTAATCACACCGTCTTTGCCAGCCCCGGCGTTGTTCCACAACCCACCAAAACTTGAGTAATCTTGGGTGTAATTCGTATTGGGCGGGATTATTTCAATAACTACTGGCGCAGTCGCTTTCCAGTTCATCTGCACCTCTAGCCCGTGCGTCATGGCCGTGCATTTCAAAATAGTCACAGCATCACAGGCACCACCAGCCGCTGAAGCAGCAAGAGCCGAAGGAGTCACTTTTGCAACCGCAGACTCATTTTCAGTCGTACTCATTGATGCATAAAACTTCATAATGGCAATTCGTTCGCCATCAAACAATGTTTGGGATGTAGCCGTAATAGCCATAAATTTCTCCAATTAAAAGCAGGGGCCGTAGCCCCCACTTAGACTCAGCAATTCACCATACCACCACGCTTTTTAGCGGGAGTGACGGTGACTGACTCTTTTGTCTTAGTCACGCTGTCAGCAGTCTTTTTGGGAATGAAAAAGTTTTTTGCTTTACTAGCAAGTTCTTTCACCATGCCCAACGGGTTCAGCGCATCCTCAACGTCACGGCTGTACTTTGGCGCTTTGTCATAAGCGCCTTTGGACATGTCTTCCAACTTTTCAGAGGAAGAGCCGCCGCCATTCATTTTTACCGTGCCACCACGTTTAAAAGTCCCGGACAATTGGTCAATTCTCACGGGCGGCGAAGGCCGTTTGTTGCCTTGAGGCATCGCGACGGGACGGCCTGAGTTAACAGTCCCGCCCGCCGCGTAGGCTTTTTTTGTGGCACCACCTTTTTTGTAAGCGGCAGACATGCTGTTATTCATCATGCCATCATCCATCATCCCGCCGCCCATCATGCCATCGCCGGCCATGCCGCCACCCATCATGCCTTTAATTTTGCCGCCGCGTTTGTAACCGCCCGCATTGGACTTGGCAACGCCACCAGTGGCAAAACCGCCTTGGCCATTGACCACACCGCCGGTAGCAAAACCGCCTTGGCCGTTGACTACGCCACCAGTGGCCATCTTGCCGCCGTGCTTCAGCTTGAGTGAAGTGCCTTTGCCGCCCTTGTGCTCTTGCATGTCGTGCTGTTTAAAAGCTTTCTTGAGCATGGCTTTATCTTGAGCCGTGTCCATTTTCTCTTCTTTGCGCTGATCGGATTTTGATTCCATGCCGCCTTCAGCTTTGCCACCTTTTTTCATCGGGGCGGACGTGACAGGAGGAGTTGGCATTGACGACGGCATTGAGGGTTGCATTTGAGCAGCGCCACCAATCGGACCGGCCGGACCGGCACCGGACGGTAGGCCGCGCATGGCACGCCGACGCATGGCCAGAGGCGGACGCATGGGCGCGTTGGCACCTATCATGCCGCCACGAGCAGGCATTGCAGGGGGCATAGGGCCAGCGGCGCTCATGGGCGAGCCCATCATGCCTCCGTCAGCCTTCTTGACTACCTTGCCACCCTTTTTGAGTTTCAGCTCAACTGAGGGCTCGGTGGTCTCCATCTTGACCATTGGTTTAAATTGACCCATGTCGTTCTCCTTTAGGCTTGAGTTACGCCGAGTGCGCCAACGCGAGTAGCGTTAGGGCCGACGGCGATACCGGGCAGGGTGATGGTCATCACGGTGCGAACAATACCGTCCGATGCCGTTGCGGGTACATAAGTACCGCGAACGTCACCAGTGGTTGCCGTAGCAGTAGCCATATCGGCGGCGACAAACGTACCCGCATCTTGTGCAAGTGTGTTGTTGCTCTTGACGCTGCTTACATAAGCCACGTTGAACACGCGAACCGGGAGGCCCAGAACATCGCTTGTACCGATCAACACCGCAGTTGCGGAGCCAGCAATCGTCGCACCAGAAATTTGGAAGAACGCCTTTTTGCCAGTAACAGCAGTGCCCGCAACAGAAACCGTGATGGTTTCAGTCATTGCCTGCCCGTAGTAGTCATAGCCACTAACGGTAAATGCACGGGCGGTGGTAGAGCAGTTTACCTTTACAGCGCGGGGGCAATCCAATTGGATCACGGTCGCGCCAGTGTTGAGAACAACAGACTTGGCCGAAGTACCAGCAGTCAAAGTTACAGCGCCTGCGGCAGCAGCGGTTTGAGATGCGGCAATGTTGTTGGTAACAGCGGCTTGAGGCATGACGTCCCAAACGTACACGCGACCAAGTGGTCCAATACCTAACTCCATTGGAGATGGATCATCAAATGCAATGTTGCCATGAGCATACATTGTGGTGCTGGAGGCGGTAACTGATTGGTTGATGGTGTATGTACCAGTCCCACCAGTTCCGGTCCCGTAGCCAGTGATGTAGGTGCCGTCGGTCACGCTGGAGCCGTCAACATACATACCCACGACAATTGGTGCGCCCTGCAATAGCGCAGTCACGGTCAGTACCGTGGTCGCCATTGAACCAGTGAATATGGTCGTATACGGGCGAATACCCGTGCCCATGTAAGTTTGGGCTGGGCCTAAGAATAGGTCATCAGAAAATTGAGGCATTTTGATCTTCTCCTTGAAAAGCTTGATCAGGTTTAACAAAAAAGGGCTGGCTTTTTAGACCAGCCCTTGTCACTTTACACGCCGGGTGTACCGTACATTGCACGCGGGTCGGTGAACCCGGGGATGTAACGCTCGGTAGCCTTGTAGCGCATGGAGTCGGTCTCGAAGTCGCCCTCCATAGTCTTCTCCAGTTTACGACGCATCATGAGCTTCATGCCCTCTGGAGCGTCGGTCTGGACCCAGAACGCGGTAGCGCTGGTCAAACGACTGATAACAGCAGCGCCCTCATCCAGCAAGCCGATAGACTTGACAGGGTTCAGGTCGTTGTTTGCTGTACCAGAGCGCAGGACGCTCTTCAACAGAACTTCGGCTTGGAAGACGTTGCCCGGGGCGACCACCAGTTGGCGGGGCACCAGACGGATCTTCTTGCCGTTGTTGTCAACAGCTTGACGGACTTGGATCAGCATCTGTTCCAGAGAAGTCTGGCTCAGGTTAGCGGCCGTGGCCAACTGGTTGCTGAACGTGCCGTTCACGATGGGGTGGGCGGTGCTAATTAAAGACACGCCGTCGCCACCGGGGTAGCTGGAGTTGAACGCACGGTTCAGGATGTTCGCGCACAGAGTCTCTTTCGTCTCGATCAGAGACTGAGCCAAGTGACGAGCATAAACCTGCCCGATACGGATGTGGTCGCCGTCTTCAACCAGCACTTTAGTCAACGCGAAGGCCAAGCCATACACGTTGTAAATATAGCGCTGCAAGAAGAGCACGCCGCCCTGTTGGTAGCTGACGGGAGTACCGTCAGGCAACTGGGGAGCCGCGCCAAAACCGTACAGGACGGGTTCTTCGTGGTAGTTGCGGGGAATACCGTCCTGCTCACGGAAAACCCGTGACCATTCATCGGTACGTTGGTCATAGACTCCATCGAAGCACTCGTTCATTATTGGTTCAACGATGCTTCTAAAGTCCGTACTGCGCATTGGTGCTGCCATGATTGGACTCCTTAGATGGCGTTAATGGTTGCAACG